GACCAATATGTATTCAAACAAGACTTAAAACGTAAAGCTAACATACTAGCTGACGAAATACGTAAGGTAGATAACCGACTTTTGCGAGTAGAAGACGGAAACAGCGAAGAAATATTTAAACAACAGATTGACTTACAATTGGAGTTTAGAAACTGGATAAAAGACACCATAAAATTCGACTAATGAAAGCAACCTTTAAACAAATAAATGACGCACACGCATTACTTAAAGCTATTACATTAATACATAGCGTTCAATCAATTCAAAACATATATGGAGAAGGATTGGAAATTCTCTATAGAGCTTTGCAAGAAGTGGAAATGGATGACACCTTAAATGATGATAATGCCTAGATGTAAAAACTGCAAAGAAAAGTTTGAACCTATACGATTTAATGCTAAATTTTGTTTAAAAGACGAATGTATTAAGGCTTTTGTAGAAGAAGTAAAGGTAAAGCAATGGAAAGAAACCAAAACACGAATGAAAGAAGATTTAAAAACAACACAAGATTGGCTTAAAGAAGCTCAGACAATCTTCAATAAGTATATCAGATTAAGGGATGAAGGATTAAATTGTATTTCTTGCAATAAACCAATACGAAAAGGAAATGTGGATGCAGGACATATGTGGAGTGCAGGAGGTCATAGCAACCTGCGTTTTAATGAATTTAATGTTAATGCTCAATGCTCAAGACCTTGCAATAAAGATAAGTCAGGTGATATAAATAATTACAGGTTAGGATTTATCAAAAGATATGGAGAGGATAAATTGAGTGAGTTAGATTCAATAGCACATATAGAAAGAAAGTTCACGAAAGACGAACTAAAAGAAATTATAAAAAAATATAAAGACTTAGTGCGAGATATGAAATAAAGTTATATCTTTGTATAAACAAAAACCAATTTATTATGAAACATTTATTTAAATCGTTGGCTGCGTTCCAACAAGAAGTGCCTGTCATCCACAAAGCAACGCAAGGCTATGGATATTCTTATTCGGACTTGCCGAAAATATTTAGCGTTATCAATCCATTGCTAAAAAAACACGGATTAGGATTCACTCAGTTAATTAATGAAGGAGATGTCTTAACAATTCTTTTTCACGTAGAATCAGGAGAACAAATCCAAAGCTCTACAAATATTCCACAGAACGTACAACTCAAAGGAATGAATGACTTTCAAGTTCTAGGTTCTGCAATCACTTACATCCGTAGATATTCGATTAGTTCAATGCTCGGATTAGTAACTGACAAAGATACTGATGCAGGAGGAGAGCAAGTAAAAGACGAACCAAAGAAACAAGCATTAGACTCTAAAAGATTCCAAGATGCAGTCAAAGCAGTAACGGAAGGAAATATAACACGTGAGTCTTTAGAAAGCAAGTTCACGTTAACAGATGGTCAAATTGATATATTGAACGCGTTATGAAAATTAGATGCTCTGCTATAGGACGAATTATGTCAGCTCCGAGAAACAAATCGGAGTTGCTTAGTCAAACTGCAAAGACTTACATTCACGAAATGGTCTTGCAAGATAAATACGGAATCAGAAAAGAATTTAGTTCACGTTACACAGACAAAGGAAACGAAGTAGAAAACGAATCAATCAACCTAGTTAACGAAGTCTTGGATGTTGGATTTATTTACAAGAATGAGGAGTATTTTGAGAACGATTGGATTACAGGAACACCTGATGTAAACACGGAACAAGTATTGTTAGACGTTAAAAGCTCTTGGGATGGTTCTACCTTTCCGTTTTTTGAAACCGAAATACCTACTAAGGATTACTTCTACCAATTACAAGGTTATATGTGGCTTACAGGTAAACAACAGTCAATGTTATGTTACTGCTTAGTTGATACACCTGAATTAATGGTAGAAGACGAGATTAGACGTACACACTGGAAACTTAATCTAATGGAAGAAAGTTTAGACCTGCGTGACGAGATTCAGAAAAAGCATATATTCTCACACATTCCAAAGAACAGACGTGTGAAAGTATTCTACGTACAGAAAGACGAAGCAGTCATTGAACGAATCAAAGAACAGGTAGAGCTTTGCCGAGAGTATTACAACACCTTAATCAATTTCTTATGAATCAGCAAATAGAAGATAAAATAGTATTACGTGTTTTGGCACGTTTTAACGAACGAAGTCAAGTCGGAATAAACAAGTACAACACAACGCTAGAAAGAACCGACCTAAGCACCTTAGAATGGCTTACACACGCACAAGAAGAAGCTATGGACTTCTGCCTATATTTGGAAAAATTGAAAGACGAATACAGAGAAGGCTTATTAACTAAAATGGTAAAGCAATCGGAACAAGACGGATTGTATGAAGACAAATTAAAACGAACAATGCCTAAATAAACACGGATGAAAATAGTAATAGAACAATACGACCACAAGATAACCTACGAAGTACCTTACAACGATGTTGACCTTGACGAAGCGTTACAAATGATTGAAGGACTTTTGAAAGCAATTGGATATGTATTCAGCGGTAACCTTGAGATAGTGGATGAGTGGAGTGATAACGAAAAATCATTTAGAATAGTTGATGAGCCAAATGAACCAAAAATAAGAGTTGGAGATGCGACCATCACTACCTACGATGAATTCGGAGTAAAACACGAAATGATAACTAAACAACAAGAACAATGAGCCTAGCAAAAGAATTTATAGAAGCACGGAATATTAAGATTCCAATAGATGTTAAACAACCAACTAAAATTATGGATGATTATGCATCTATGATGGTACATCTTGAGCAAACAGAAGTAAGTGCAAACAAAACATTAACAATTAAAAATAAAACTAAAATGGAAAAAGTAACATTTGAACAAGCAGTAAAACCATTAATGAAATGGTTAAGTGAAAACACACATCCGCATACAACAGCAATTGTAACGGGTAACCTTGCGGAGTTAGTTGAGGGAGTGGAAGTTGTAAAGACGGATGAATTTATTGTAGACTAAACAACAAGAACAATGAAAACAGCAGTAGAATGGTTGATAGAAAAATTAAATATTAATGGAACAGTTATTCCAATGGAAATAGAATATCTCGCCAAAGAAATGGAGGAGGAACAAAGGAGAAAGGACTACATTAAAGGTAAAAAAGATGGTATTCAATATGAATCTATGATTAATTATGATTCTGATTGCAATGATGAGGCTGAAAACTTTGCAAAAAAAGCAGAAGAAAAATTTATCAAATCCATTAACTAAACAACAAGAACAATGACACCAAAAGAAAAAGCAAAGGATTTATTTGAAAAAATGTATAATGAAATAGAGCCGGATGAATTAGGTAAAGATTATGAATCGGCAAAACAATGTGCATTGATTGCAGTTGATGAGATAATTAATGCAGATTGGTATATACCAACTTTTGAAGATTGTAAAAAATGGACATCTTATTGGAGAGAAGTTGAACAAGAAATAAATAATTTTAAACAACAAGAACAATGAAACTATTTAGCAGAAATTGGGGTCAATGGACAGACCTATCAACTACAGGGTATATGGGTAATAAGTATGTGCTTCAAGCAAGGAGACATAAAAACGGACAACTGCAATACCGAGTTGAGAAAAGTGAGGATAGTTACACTTGTGCAATCCCAACACTTGAGCAATTAGAAAAAGTAACCTTTAACCAACAAGAACAATGAAAGAGAAAACAAAAGCAATAGTATTTCTAATCTTTGTAATATCCGTTTTCTGCTACGGATTCCTGCACTTTGTAGGTTATGTATGGCGAGGAGCATTTTAAAAGTAATATGAAAATAGATTGGGATGATTTCAATGTTAAAGCTGATTATGTCATCGAAACAATAGTCAAACCACAAGTAGAAAAATACGAATTAAGTAAACAATTAAATAAATATACAATGGAAAACAAGTTAAACACGGGAGCAATCTTCAAAAACACGAACAAGAAAGCAGATAACCACCCCGACTACAAAGGAAAAGTAAACGTAAATGGTAAAGAAATGGAAGTTGCGTTATGGGTTAAACAAGGAAAAGCAGGTAGTTTCTTTTCTGCAGCTTTCTCAGAACCTTACGTTGCACCTGAAAAAATGGAAAGAGTTCCTGTATCTGATTCAATGGACGATGACCTTACCTTCTGATGTATATTGACGAGGGAGGATTGCGAAAGCAATTAGAGATGTTGCTTCGTACCAAAACACGAAACCAAATTGTGCAAGAGATAAAGTCAAAGACAGGAAAGTTTCATCAATACCAAATAGACAAATTCCTACAGGGAAAGGATATCACACTAAGCACAGCAATTAAATTAGACGAGTTTCTTTTGAGAGAGATAATGTAATCTAAAGCATACCATAAGAACTGCAATAGATTCTTTTTAGAGCCACTTTAACAGGTGGCTTTTTTATTGTTGAAAACTTTTTAGCAACGTGATTAGATTTTCGTCGTAAGTTTGATTAGAAATTAATCAATGGACAAGCTCACATTATTAACAAATCATCACAAGGATTGGGTCAAGGTAGTCAATAGCTTTGGCGAATACTTCTACGCTGATGATATCTTACAAGAAACATATCTGAAAATTCTTCGTTTAAATCATATAGACAAGATTGTTACTACGACTATCAATAGAAGCATGATGTGGTTAGTGATACGAAGCGTATACATAGACCATTTAAGGCTACAGAAACACGAAAAGGTAAGTTTAGATGCAATCTATAGTCTAAGCTATGAAGAT